GCATTCGAGTTTCGATTTGTCCAAGTGCCAGTGCATGGCAATCTAGTATTACTGGCGTACAAGCTGGTGGAACTTCAATTACATGTTCTGGTCCCGCTGCTGTTACAACATGGGCTCCTGGTTCATGGGTAACAATTGTTTCTGGTGGCGCAATTACGGGCGAATCAAGGCAAATTAATACTGTTGCAAGTCCAACACAAGCAACACTCGTTTCTGCATTTTCACAGAGTATTACAAGCGCACATGTTGCTCAAGTAAACTGGCAATATTATCAATATTTCACCGGAGCTCCGGGAAGTTCTGTGCAAGCCGCAGCCAATTCTTGTACAAATGATGAAATGCATATTATCGTTGTTGACAAGACTGGCAAAATCACCGGAACACAAGACTATGTTCTTGAGAAATATGCCTTCGTCTCTAAAGCAACAGATGCTAAGACAGATTCGGGCGAAACAAATTTCTATAAGAATATAATTAATGATCAGTCACTCTGGATCAGATGGGCTAATATTCCTACTGGTGGCACAAACTGGAACATTCCATTTAGTGCTACTACGTTCACGCATGTTGCACTGCCAATTATAACGGGTGCTTCGATCACTTCTTGTCTGAGTGCTGGTGTTGACGGATACGGCTCAACAACTGGCTCAGCTGCTAATGCAGATCTTGCTAGAGGTTGGTTGAAATTTGCCAACGCCGCTGAAGTTGATGTTTCAATTCTTATGACATCAAATGCAAATGCTACTGTTATTAACTATGTCAATGATAATATAGCTACTGTTAGAAAAGACTGTGTTGTTACGTGTTCACCAGCAAAAACTGATGTACTAAATGCTTATCCAAATGAAACTGCAAATTGTGTAACTTTCAGAAATACACTTTCTGTTAGTTCTTATTTGATTGTTGATAGTGGTTGGAAGCAAATGTATGATAGATATAATGATGTTTATCGCTGGACTCCTCTCAACGGAGACATTGCTGGATTAATGGCGCGTACTGATTATGATAGAGATGCTTGGTGGAGTCCCGCCGGATTAAACCGCGGTTCAATCAAGAATGCAGTTAAGTTGGCTTGGAATCCTAATCAGTCTCAGAGAGACACACTGTATGTTAATTCAGTGAATCCTGTTGTGCAATTTCCTGGTCAGGGTATTGTTCTGTGGGGAGATAAAACAAACCTCACAAAACCAAGTGCGTTTGATCGAATTAATGTCCGCAGATTGTTCATAGTTCTTGAGAAAGCTATAGCAACCGCTGCTAAGTATAGTCTCTTTGAATTTAATGACGAATTCACTAGAAATGCTTTCAGAAATATGGTTGAACCATTCCTGCGAGATGTCCAGGGTAGACGTGGTATATATGACTTCAGAGTAGTTTGTGATGAAACAAATAATACAGCTGAAGTTATTGATAGAAATGAATTCAGGGGCGACATATATATCAAACCCGCGAGATCAATTAATTATATCCAGCTTAATTTCGTGGCAGTTAGGTCCGGGGTGGCATTTGAAGAGATAGTTGGTAGTTTCTAATAACTATTGACTTATTTTAAAAAATAAAATATAATAGGGAGTATTGATTTTTTGCTCCCTATTTTTTTGACTGAATTTTAAAATTAATGGAACGTAACGACTTAATACAAGAGATCAAAAAAACATTACTTAATAAAAATAATAAAATAACACCGTGGCACAATAGAAAGAAAGAGTACGCAACTCTCAAAAATGAAATCATTTTACACACATCTTTTCTAGAAAAAGATCGAGATCTAATAGAAAGAATTCATTGTCTGTTAAACAATATAACAGAATTGCCAATGTGCCCTGTGTGTAAAAAAACGCCACTAACATATTACAGATCTTTGAACAATTATTCGAGAACGTGTTCACAAAAATGTGTATTACCAGAGACATTTCAAATTAGAAAAGAAACAACAATTAATAATGGCAATTTACTCATAGGAAGTAAAGAATTTATAGAAAAATCTAAAATTACCAAAAAAGAAAGATATAACAATGAAAGTTATTGCAATTCTGAAAAAGCAAAAATAACATGCTTAACAAGATATGGAGTTGACAATCCAGCAAAAAGTGAGGCAGTGAAAAAAAAGATTTCTCAAAATACAAAGAACAGTAAGAAATTGAGAAATATTTACGGAGAGGATATATATTCTCTTCTGAATAATCCAGATATATTAGAACAATTGAATTCTAAGTCAAGTATTAGAGAGATCTCAAAAAAGACTGGTATAAAATATACAACTCTATGGTCTAAATTCTACAAAAAACTTAAACTTAAATATCACAATTCTGGATTTGAAAACGAGGTTGCAGAGTTTATAGAAAAATATATTGATATTAAACGAAGAGATAGATCTTTAGGATTTGAAATAGATATACTTATCGAAAAAAAGAATTTAGCAATTGAATGCAATGGTATATACTGGCATTCATATGATAATTTCGAAACTTCTGCTCAAAAAAATAAACATTTAACCAGAAGTAAAAAATGTCAGGATAATAATTTGTTTCTTCTTCATATTTTTGAACACGAATGGGAAAACAAAAAAGAAATTGTCAAATCTATCATTCTCAATAAAATAGGAGTATATCACACAAAATATTTTGCCAGAAAGTTACAGCTACGAGAAGTAACAACAAAAGAAGCTAATCTTTTTTATGAAGACAATCATATACAGGGAGGCTCATCGAATATTGGAAAATCACTGGGATTATTTAATAATAATGAGTTAGTTCAATGCATGTCGATAGGAAAATCGAGATTCAATAAAAATGATATTGAATTAACTAGAATGTGTAATAAAATCAACACGATTGTTGTTGGTGGAAACGAAAGACTATTTGCTTATTTTATTCGAACCCAAGATTATAAAAAACTAATATCATACTGCGATATTTCTAAATTCTCAGGAAAATCTTATCTAAAGATGGGATTCTCTTATGTGGGCGATACAAAACCAAATTATGTTTGGTGTAAACATCTTAATACGTTATCTAGATATCAAACTCAAAAACATAAGCTCAAAGATTTTCTAATGAAATTTGATAATTCTCTATCTGAAGCTGAAAATATGTTTGCTAACAAATATCGAAGACTCTGGAACTGTGGTAATAAGAAATTCATCTGGACATCTCAAGTAATCTGAATCCCACATAGATTCTCCTATTCATAAATAGAATAGTTGCATAAATAATTGTAACTGCTTCAATTTATAAGTTAGGAGACAATAGATGGAATTTTCAATAGACACAATTCGCGCCAAGCTTGTGGGTGGCGGCGCTAGACCTACTCTTTTCAGTGTACAGTTAAACAGCCCATTTGATACAAATCTTGGAATCAATAGTCCATTCATGTGTAAAGCTTCTTCTTTACCAGCATCTACTATAGGTGAATTCAACATTCCTTATATGGGTAGAATGCTTAAAGTTGCAGGTGACAGAAGCTACGGAGATTGGGTTGTAACAATAATCAACGATGAAGATTTTGCAATTCGCGCTGCTCTGGAGCGATGGTCAAATGCCATTCAAGGACCAGTTTCTAATCTCAGGAATTCCGGTGCATCATCTGAGATATCTTCGTATAAAGCTGATGCAACTATTACACAATATGACAAGACGGGCGCAGCAATTTATCAATATACTTTTCATGGATTATTCCCTAAGAGTATTGGTGAAATCGAATTAACCTGGGATACACCAGATACAATAGAAACATTCCAGACTACATTCGCATACGATTATTTCACAAGAACTCTTTAATCGGAGTAATATATAATGGCTTTTTGGCATAGACTCTTTGGGTATATTATACCTAAAAAAGAGAAAGAAAATTTAGTTTCATTTGTACCCAAAACTCATGACGATGGCTCAGTCATTGTCGAAGGTTCTAGTGCTTATGGTACATATATTGATATCGATGGCACGGCTCGAAATGAATTCGAACTTATTACCAGATATCGAGAAATGTCATTGCAGCCAGAATGCGATTCTGCAATTGATGATATTGTAAATGAAGCAATTATAGGCGACAAAAATAATCAGCCAGTATCTCTCAATTTAGAAAGTGTAGAATTATCCGATGAAATTAAAAATCAAATTCAAAATGAATTTGAGACATGTCTTAAATTAATGAACTTCGGAAATTTTGCATATGATATCTTTCGTCGTTGGTACATCGATGGTCGTTACATATATCATGCAATTATTGATAATGAACATCCCGACAAAGGAATATTAGAATTAAGATATATTGATCCTCGCCAAATAAAGAAATTCACTGAAGTTGAAAGAAAACGTGATAATGAAACTGGCATAGAAGTATTCGAAGAAGCGGGTGAATATTTCATATACAATGAGCGAGGAATTGTTGGCAATGTTTCTAATAATGGGAGTACAATCGAGACTGGAATTAAAATCAGTCCAGATGTTATAATTTATTCTCACTCAGGAATCATCGATACATATTCGAAAATGGTTTTATCTAATCTGCAAAAAGCTTATAAAGCTTGGAATCAACTACGCATGATTGAAGATGCAGTGGTTATTTACAGATTAACTAGGGCACCCGAAAGACGAGCATTTTATATTGATATCGGCACAATGCCAAAATCAAAGGCTGAACAATATCTTGAAAATATAAAGAACAAATTCAAGAATAAAGTTACATATGATGTGACAACAGGCGAAGTCAGAAATGACAAGCGATATATGACGATGACTGAAGACTTCTGGTTACCAAGATCTGATGGTAGAGAAAGTACAAAGATTGATACTATTCCGGGCGGTCAGAATCTTGGAGAAATACAAGACGTTGAATATTTTCAGAGAAAATTATATCGCGCATTGAACGTTCCTCTTTCAAGAATGCAAAATGATTCTATGTTTACGTTTGGCAAAGGATCATCCATCACAAGAGATGAACTGAAATTTGCCAAATTTATTGGTAGACTTCGCTCTAAATTTAATATGCTTTTTGATGAACTTCTTTCAAGACAACTAATTCTGAAAAAAGTTTTGACAAAGGATGAGTGGGAAAATGTTAAGGAAAATATCTATTATCAATATATTTCAGATTCATTCTATGAAGAACTGAAA